ACTTTTCGCGAGAAAGATTCCGTTGAGCTACTCGCTTGATTCGTTCGGGAAGTTCTGTGGGGAGCTGCGGGTGGAGTCGGGGGAGCCGTTCGAGCTCGAGCCGTTCCAGCGGACGATGTTGGCGGATCATTTCGCCGGCGTGACCGAAATCACGATCGTGATCCCGAAGAAGAACGGGAAAACGACGCTTTTGGGGGCGTTGGCGTTGTTTCACCTGCTCGAGTGGCCGGAGGCGGAGTGTGTGATCGGCGCGTCGACGCGCGACCAGGCGCGGATTCTGTTTAAGCAGGCGGCGGGGCTGGTTCACCGGTCGAAAATGGACGGTTCGTTCGATGTGAAGTCGGGGTATGGGGAGATTCGGCTTCCTGGGCGGACGAAGGACGGGCCGCGGGTGCGTGTTTTGGCCGCGGACGTGATGGGCGCGGACGGTGTGATCCCGACGCTCGCTTTGGTGGATGAGTTGCACCGGCATCCGTCTGGTGACCTGTATGGCGTGTTCCGTGATGGGTTGGGGCCGCGTGGCGGGCAGATGTTGACGATCTCGACTGCCGGCGCGGCATTGGATTCGCCGCTCGGGGTGCTGCGGCAGGCTGCCCATGAGTTGCCGTCGTTCCGGCGGGATCATGTGGCGCGGTATAACCACGCGGTGTCGGCGGACGGGGCGTTCGTGCTGCACGAGTGGTGTCTGGATCCGACGGAGGACGTCGACGACATGGCTGTGGTGGCGTTGGCGAACCCGGCGTCGTGGCAGACGGAGGAGGCGCTACGCCGGCGGCATGATTCTCCGTCGATGACGCCGTGGCAGTGGCGCAGGTTCGCGTGTGGGATCTGGACGGAGGGCGAGGAGCCGTGGATCGACCCCGCCATGTGGGACAGGTTGAAGGACGCCGACCTCGAGATCGGCTACGACGACCCGGTCTGGATCGGAGTCGACACGGGTGTCCGGCACGACTCCACCGCGATCGTCACCGTCGCCGGACGGGGTGATGGCCGGGTGGCTGTGAAGGCGCGGGTGATCGCGCCGATGGAGTACGGGCTGCCATTGGAGACGATCGAGAAGGCGGTACGGGACGCGTGCGAGGGGATGAACGTGCGGCAGGTGCTGTATGACCCGTGGACGTTCCGCCGGTCGGCGGAGCTCCTCCAGGCGGACGGGCTGCCGATGATCGAGTTTCCGCAGTCGCCGGAGCGGATGGCGAACGCATCGGAGAACCTGTACCGGCTGATCGACTCCGGGCAGCTCGCCCACGACGGCGACCCCGTCCTCCGCGCCCACGTCGTTGCCGGCGTGACGAAAGAGACCGAACGCGGGTGGCGGCTCGTGAAGGATCCGAAGCTGTCCCGGCCGATCGACGCGCTGATCGCTTTGGCGATGGCCGCCCTCCCCGCAGCCCAGAACCTCGTAAGCGAGCCGGTGTTCGCATGGGCGTGACCACCCACCTGATCGAGCGGTACGCCGGCGTCGGCGGCCAACAGGTTCGGTCGATGCTGAACGACCGGATCGCCCGGGCGTTCCTCCTCGACGGCGAAGCACGCCTGATGGCGCTCGACTTCAACGCGCGCCTGGTGACCGCGTTGCGTGAGGCGGAGATGTGGCCGCCGCAGGTTAGGGATCCGAGGAAACCATGAGGCTCGCGTTCTGGAAAGGGTCGGAGTCGCGGACGAACTGGCCCGCGATCAGCCTATACGACTACGTCGGGCAGCTCAATCAGTTCGGGTACGGCAACAACGTCTACTCGTACCCGCCGGCGAAGCAGGAGGCGATCCAGGACTACGAGGGCGCGGTACGGATGGCGTACAAGGGGTGCGCCGTCGTGTTCGCGTGCATGGATGTCCGCGCCAAGTTGTTCTCCGAGGCGCGGTTCACGTTCCGGCAGCTGCGCGCCGGGAAGCCGGGCAGCGTCTTCGGCACGCCTGATCTGCTCCCGCTCGAGGAGCCCTGGCCTGGTGGGACGACCGGGGATCTGCTCTACCGGATGCTGCAGCAGGTCGATTTGGGCGGCAACTCGTTCCTCGTGAAACGCCCGGGAAGCACCTATCTGACGTTGCTGCGCCCCGACTGGGTCGACATCCTTTCCGGGTCGGTGAGCTCGGATGCGGAGTCGTGGGACTCCGACGTTGAGGTGGCCGGCTACCTGTACTACCCCGGCGGCCGCCACTCCGGGAAGGAGCCGACGATGTTCACCCCGGACGAGGTGGCGCACTTCGCGCCGATCCCCGACCCGCAGGCGCGGTTCCGTGGCATGTCGTGGTTGACGCCGATCATCCGCGAGGTGCAGGCGGACAAGGCCGCGACGCAGCACAAGCTCGAGTTCTTCGAAAACTCCGCAACGCCGAACATGAAAGTGAAGTTCGACGTCGACTCCGTCGAGAAGATGAAGCCGTGGATGGAACTGTTCCGCGACCAGCACGAGGGCGTCGGGAACGCGTACAAGACTCTGTTCGTCGGCGCGGGCACGGACGCGGAGATCGTCGGCGCGACCCCCGACCAGATCGACTTCAAAGTCACGCAGGGCGCTGGAGAAACACGGATCGCCGCCGCCGCCGGCGTACCCCCGGTCATCGTCGGGCTCTCCGAAGGCCTGCAGGCCGCCACCTACTCGAACTACTCCCAGGCGAGGCGCAGGTTCGCTGACGGGACGATGCGGCCGCTGTGGCGGAACCTGTGCGGCTCGTTGGCGCACCTCGTGAACGTCCCCGGCGGCGCGGAACTCTGGTACGACGACCGCGACATCCCCGCCCTCAAAGAAGACATCCAGGACAAGGCGAAAGAAGCCCAGGAGCTCGCGACCGCCGCGAACCAGCTCGTGTCCGCCGGATTCGACCCCGACTCGATCGTTCTCGCGCTCAGCAGCGGCGACTTTTCGCTCCTCACCCATTCGGGGCTCGTCAGCGTCCAACTCCAACCACCCGGTAAGGACACCGTCGCCCAGCCAGGTGTCGACAAAGTCTCGCCCGTTCCGACCAACGGTACGCAGCCGGTAGCGACCTAGGAGGACTCACCTATGGCATCACCGACCACTGCCAACACCGGGCAGGGGATCATCCGCGCCCTGAAACCCGGCATCGAAGTCCGCGACGCCACCGACGGCGGCATGCCGACCCTGCACGGACACTTCGCCGTCTTCAACGAGTGGACGGAGATCAACTCGCTGATGGAAGGCAACTTTCTGGAGCGGATCGCCCCCGGCGCGTTCAAGAAGACGATGCAGGAGAACCGCGGCACCGTCCGCGCCCTGTTCCAGCACGGCGCTGACCCGCAGATCGGCGACAAACCGTTGGGGCCGGTGGAGAAACTCGAGGAGGATCGCCGCGGCGCGTACTACGAAGTGCCCCTCCTCGACACGGCGTACAACCGCGAGCTCATCCCCGGCCTCGAGGCAGGGCTGTACGGGGCGTCGTTCCGGTTCCGGGTCGTCCGCGACGACAAGATCGACGAAGTCGAACCGTCGGCGTACAACCCCGCCGGGCTCCCGGAACGGACGATCAAGGAACTCCGCCTGTTCGAGTTCGGGCCGGTCACGTTCCCCGCCTACGACCAGGCGACCGCCGGCGTCCGGTCGCTCACCGACCTGTTCACGACCGACGCGACCCGGATGGACGTCGAAGACCTCGACACGCTCGCGCAGATGATCCAGCTCGGCGCGGCCTACATCGACGACCAGGACGAACCCGAAGACGCCAAGAACATCCCGGTGATGGAAGGCATCCTCGCCGAACTCGCAAATCTTGTGCCCGTAGAAGTCCAGGAGGACGAGGGCATGGAACCGGAGGACGAAAACTCCGGCCGCAACACTGGCCTGGCCGCAGAGGGCGACCACGCCGACGCACCTCCCGACGACGATCGCGCCGCGTACGCGCACCCGATCCGGCCAGGACGCCGCGAACCCGACCCCCTCTACACCACGAAGAAGGAGGCACCGACATGGCGGCTGTAGCCACTGTCGACGAGCTCCGGGCGCGGCAGAAAGAGATCGAGTCGCGGCTGCAGGAGCTGGACGCCGAGTTCGCCGGTGAAACCCTTCCGCTGGAACGGCGGGAAGAGTGGAACCTGCTGAACGAGGAGATGGAACAGCTCGAGGAGAAGATCGTCGAGCTGGAAGCACGGGCGGAGCGGCTCCGCGAAATCTCGCGGAACCCGAAAAGCCGCGAAGAGGCCACCGGTGGCCTCCAGATCCCCGCGCCGAACCGGACAACCGGCGACGACATCTACAACCTCGCGACGATCCGGGCGACGTTCGACGACCCGGAGTCGGCACGCAGCGAGATGCGTGACCGGGCGCTCCGGTCGCTCGACGTCGCACACTTCGACCACGAGCGGGCCAACCGCGAGGACTGCCAGACGCACATCTCGAAGCTGCTCGACCGCGAGACCAGCGTCGGCTCGACCGTCGACGACAGCCTCGCACGCCGGATGCTCGTCACCGGCAGCCCCACCTACAGGCGGGCGATGAACAAGTACGTCGCCGGCCGCGGCCTCACCAGCGAGGAGCAGCGCGCCCTCTCCGTGGGCACGGGCTCCGCCGGCGGGTTCGCGCTCGTCTACACCCTCGACCCGACCGTCGTTCCGACGTCGAACTACAGCGTGAACCCGTTCCGGGCGATCGCACGCGTCGAAACGATCAGCGGCACGAACGAGTGGAAGGCCGTCACCGCCGGCGCGGTCACCGCCGCATACGCAGCGGAAGCCACGCAGGCGTCCGACAACGCGCCGACCCTGGCGCAGCCGGACATCATCGTGGAGAAGGCGCAGGCGTTCATCCCGTTCTCGATCGAGCTCGGCGAGGACTGGGCCGGCCTGCAGGCCGCGATGGCGATGGAACTCTCCGACGCCAAGGACGACCTCGAGGCAACGAAGTTCGCCGTCGGCGCAGGCCACGGGTCGACGGAGCCAAAGGGGATCATCACCGGCGCAACCGCCACCACCACGGCGGGAGGCTCGGCGGCGTTCGCGATCGCCGACCTGTACAAGGTGTTCGAGGCGCTCCCGCCGAGGTTCCGGCCCCGCGCTCAGTGGGTCGGGAACCTGTTCACGTGGGACAAGGTTCGCCAGTTCGACACCGCCGGCGGTTCCGGTGTGTGGGTCGACGCGTTCGGCGTCGGCGGCGGCCGCGGCCTCACCCCGGCGGTCGGCGGCCTCGACTCCGGCCAGGTCACCGCTTCCGCGGGGCCGCTCCTGCTCGGCAAGCCAGTGTGGGAGGCCACAGCGATGGCGTCCGCGCTGACCACCGGTCAGAAGATCCTCGTGATCGGCGACTTCCGCTACTTCGTCATCGTCGACCGGGTCGGGATGAACGTCGAGTTCATCCAGAACCTCGTCGGTGCGAACCAGCGGCCGACCGGCCAGCGCGGCCTGTACTGCTACTGGCGCAACTCGAGCGACGTCCTCTCGACGGCCGCTTTCCAGGTGCTCGTCACCGGGTAATCGGGTCGAGCTCAGAAGGGGCCGCCCCGGTTCTCCTCCTCTCTCGCCGGGGCGTCCCCTTCAACCATCCGAAAGCGAGGAACACATGGCAGCCAAAAAGACCGAAGAGGTGTACATCGCCACCCAGTCCGGTGTCGCCGAGATCAAAGGCGAACCGCTCGTGTTCACGAAGGGCGTCACCCGCGTCCGTCACGGCCACCCGCTCCTGAAAGCGATCCCCGAGGCGTTCGAGCCCGTGAACGACCACGTCCACTACGAGGTGGAGAAAGCCACCGCCGCGCCAGGCGAAAAGCGAGGCGACAAGAACGATGGCTGACTTCCCGCTCCCCTCGAACGTCGGCGTCATCAAACGCGTCGCCGGCTCCAACCCCGCCGCCAACAACGAAGTATCCGTCACCGTCCCCACGGCGACGAACGAGGTGCAGTCCATCTCGGGCACCCCATCGGCGACGTTCGCGCTGACCGTCGACGGCACCACCGGCCCCGTGTCGCTCTCGACGACGGCGACCGCGCAGAACGTCCAGGACTACCTCAACGCGTTCCCGCAATACTCGTCCGGTGCCGGCGTCGTCTGCACCGGCGGCCCCCTCAACTCCGCGATCACCATCACCTACTCCGGCACAGGCGTGGCCGGCCGCAACGTGTCCGCCCCAACAGTCGCCGGCGGAGTCACCGGCCTCACCATCACCACCACCACCGAAGGAACCAACGCCAAATACTGGGGACTGTTCTCCGTGTCGGTGTCGCTCGCACAAGGCGCGACACAGACGCCGTGGCCGTGCCTCGTCATCGACGACGGAGCGAACATCGTGTTCCAGGCGTTCTCCGGCACCGCCGCGATGAATGTATCGACCACCACCCAGCACACGTGGGCACCAGGCCTCGCCGCGTTCGGCGCAGCCGCGACGACGGCGAACATGGGGCCGCTCCCCTCGGGGTTCGCCCTCGGCCCCGGCTGGCGCGTCCGCACCCTCACCACCGGGATCGGCGCGAACACCGACTACGCCGCACCGTCCCTGTTCATCTGCGAACTCGGCTAACCAAAGGAGAACCCAATGCCGCTCGGATACACGCAGCTCGAGGAGCAACTCAAGAACCAGGTCGAACCCGAACCCGACCCATCCGCGGACGAACCCGAAGACGAGCCCGCCAGCGACGAGGACGACGACGGAGCCTAGGTGCAGATCGCAGGAAAAGCGACCGTCCAGGAGGCATCCATCGCCGCCGTCGTGATCCGCGCCGACGGCACCCGCGAGGAGCTCGGCGTCATCTCCTACTGGCACCGCCGCTGGTGGCGTCGCGCCCTCTGGAAGCTCACCTCGACGCGAAGAAAAGGAAGTGACCAATGGCAACCGTCGTAACCAACGCGGGACGTGACATCGTCACGAACCGGATCAAAGGCAGCGGAACCGAACCCCTGAACATCGGCTGGGGCACCGCCGCCGGCACCGCCGCCGTCACCGACACCACCCTGTTCACCGAGAAACTCGTCGACCTCTCCACCTCCGCCGGCACCGACCACACCCTCGGCACCAGCACCCGCCAGACGACAACCGTCACGAACGACACCTACCAGGTGGTCGGCACCCGCACAGCAACAGGCGCTGGCACCGTCACGAACGCCGGCCTGTTCGACGCCGCCTCCGGCGGAAACCTGTTCCTCAAAGGCGACTTCACCGGAATCGGCCTCAGCTCGGGCGACGCGATCCAGTTCACGATCAAAGCGATCTTTGCGTAGATGCCCGCGCTGTTCCCGCTAACACCGATCGTCGATAACTGCACACGCGCAGACGAAAACCCGCTGTCGAACGCGGGCTACTGGTCTGGGTCGTCGGTGGTCGTACCGGCCGACTTCGCGTTGAAGCTGGCGACGAACACGATCACCGCCGCGGGAGCGTCCAACGCGTCCGGGTACTCAGCCGCCACGTACACGCCAGACCAGGAGATTTACACCACCTGTTCCGGCGCGAACTCCGGCAACGACCTGCTGCTCCGTTTGAAAGGTGTGGGCACCTCGGGTGTGACCGGCTACCAGGCCAGCTACGACCCCGGCAACACCAGGGTGATCGTTAAGCGGATCGACAGTTCGGCGTCGTTCGTGACGCTCTCCACCACGACCACGGTGGCGTTCTCGTCCACAGACCAGATGGGGTTCAGCATGGTTTCGTCCACCATGTTCATCTGGATCAACGCGGCGCTCCAGTTCACGGTGGTTGACGCGACGTACAGGAACTCGGGGCCGATCGGTATCCGCAAGTTCTCGTCGCAGATGCCTGTCGCGTCGGTCGGTGGCGGTTCCATCGGGGCAAGCTCCGGGACGCCCACGGTGCTTCCGTTCATGTCTACCGGAAGGATCTAAATGGCACGCCAGTACCTCCAGGACGGCCCCTATATCGATCCGCCCGTCACCGCTCCGCTATCCGCGGACGTCGCGACAACAGCGGTGTCGATGTGGTCGGGCGCGCAGTTCACCCCCCTGTTCGCGAACGACGCCAAGGCCGGCAAGATTTACGTGATCGAGGCTGGCGGGCTCATCACGACCGCGTCCACCGGCGCGCTGACACTCGGCGTCGGCCTCGGCACCTCGAGCCCCGGCACGACGCTCGGGAGCTCGATCGCGCAGACTGTTCCCGCCACGTCCCTGTCCGGCCCCTGGTTCCTCCGCAGCGCATGGGTGGTACGCACGATCGGCGCGGCCGGCGCGAACTCCACGATCATCGGCGAAGGGCAGTTCCAGTCCGGCGGTGTCGCCGCCACCGCCAACTCCGGCCTCGACCTGACGTTTGGCGGCACGTCCTGCTCGTTCGACGCGACCATCAACAACTTCTTCACGTTCCAGAAGACGCTCAGCGTCGCCGGATCGTTCACCACCCACTGGGTTTACATCTACGCGATCAACTAGATGCCGTTCAGACCCAACCTTCCCGGCCCCGGCCCGCAGATGGCCTTCCACCCGGTCGGAGCTGTCACCTCGCAGACGTTCCTCCAGACGCTCTCCGCGGACGCCGTCCTCGTCACCGCGACGATGCAACGCCAGATCAACAAGTTGCTGACGGCCACCGCAGTGGTCGTTACCGCGTCGATGGTGAAGGTCGTCCTGAAACCGATGACGGCCACCTCGAGCGCAGTCACCGCCACCATGCAGCGGCAAGTCAACAAGACGCTCACCGCGACCGCAGTGGTCGTTACCGCTTCGCTGCAAGCGCTCAAAGTGATCCTCAAGGCGATGACCGCCACGGCCGTCGTCGTCACGGCGTCGATTCAGAAACAGGTGAACAAAGCCCTGGTCGGTACCGCTGTCGTGGTGTCGGCGTCGATGCAGCGCCAGGCCAACAAGGCTCTGACCGCGACGTCCGTGGCTGCGACCGCGACGATGCGGCGGCAGATCAACAAGACCCTCGCCGCCACCGCGGTCGCTGTCACCGCCACACTCCAGGCGCTCAAGGTGATCCTCAAAGCGATGTCGGCCACGGTCGTGGTGTCGGCGTCTATGACCAAGCTGGTGAGCAAGAACCTCGCCGCCACAGCCGTCGCCGCCACCGCGACCATGTCCAGGATCGCCGCGAAGACGCTCACCGCGTCCGTGGCCGCATCCGCGTCAATGACGAAGGTCGTCGCGAAGAACCTGACGGCAAGCGTGGCATCGGTCGCGTCGATGATCGCCACCTTTGTGAGCGGCGGCGGCGCTGTCATCGTCACCTACTTCTTCGGCCGCGCCCACCCAGGCGGCGGCACCGGCAAAGGCACCCCCACCGAACCCGGCGAATACGACCCGCCGAACCCCGAATGAGCGACTTCTACACCGTCCTCTACGAAGTCGACCACACCCTGACACCGGTCACGCTCCACACGATGGTCTCGTGGCCCGGTGACGCCGCAGTCGGCGACGTGTTCATGGGCTACAACATGTGGATCACGGAGTCGTTCAACGGGACGACCCCGAGGCTCACCACCTACATCGGCCTCGACGGCGTCGACCCCGGCGTGTGGTCACACAGGGACGCTACTCAGGCTCCCGGCGGATGTCTGGACGGGTACACCGGCAGCGGCACCCAGGTGATCACAGACACGACGCTCGCGGCCGTCAGCAATAGCTACTCGCTCCTGACCGGCCCCGGCGAATGGAAGGTGAACCTCGACAACGGATCCGGCGGCGACCCAGGCTGCACCCAAGGCAGCGCCGAGTTCTGGTTCCACTTCTTCACCAGGCCGTCCGCGCCGGTCGTCGGCCACTTCTTCGCCACCCTCAGCGGCGGCGTCGGACAAGGCAGCCCCGCCGAACCCGGCCGCTTCCAAACCCAGGGGAAGAGGTTCTAGATGGCAACCACCCCGCTCTGGTTCGTCGGCAACCGCAACCCCAGCATCACCGAAACCATCACCACCAGCAACGGAACCCCCGTCGACCTCACCAGCGCAACGGTCACGTTCAAAATGCGCGCCCTCCGCTCTGCCACCCTCAAAGTCAACACGGCCGCCACGATCGTCACCCCGGCGGCGGGCACCGTCCGGTACGACTGGGCCGCCCTCGACGTCGACACCGCCGGCCAATACCTGATCTGGTGGACGGTCACGGTCGGCGGCAAAACACAGGATCTCTCCGAAGCCGTCATCGAGTTCCGCGACCACGCTCCGGCCACGCCGCCCGCGTACATCGAGCTCGAGCAGCTCAAGGACTCACTCGAGCTGCAGGGGCTCACGTTCGCCGACAACGACATCACCCTCGCCGTCAACGCCGCCAGCCGCGGAATCGACGCCGCCACCGGCCGCCGGTTCTACCTCGACGCCGACGCCAACCAGGTGCGCTACTACTCGCCGGTCTCCGCCCACCTCCTCGAGGTGGACGACCTCGCCGTCCTCACGTCGGTCATCATCGACCGCACCGGTACGGGCAGCTACACCGAAACGTGGACGAACAACACCGACTTTGTCCTCGACCCGTTCAACGCCCCCTCGGACTACATGCCCTATGAGCGGCTGATCGTCCGCCGCCTCTCCGGCCGCTACCTCCCCTGCTACGTCGAAAAGGCCGTGAAGGTCACCGGCCAGTTCGGCTGGGCGATATTCCCCGAAGCCGTCAAGGCCGCGACATCAATCCTGGCCGCGAAACTGCTCCGGCGTGTTCGTGAGGCACCGTTCGGGATCGTCACCGCCGGCATCGACCAGGGCGTAGCGATGCGGATCGCCCGCACCGACCCCGACGTGTACTCGCTCATCCAGGCGTACAGCCGGCACGCACCGCTCATATAAACCGTGGCAACCATCACCGACATCCGCCTCGGATTGAAGGCGAACCTCGACGTGCTCACAGACTGGCAAGTGTCCGCCTATGCGCTGTCGAACCCGACGCCCCCGGCGATCCAGATCCTCCCCGCCGAGATCGTCTACGACCAGGCGATGCGCCGCGGCGTCGACATCATCAACCTGCTCATCCAGGCGTTCGTGTCGTTCACGACCGACATCGGCGGCCAGAAGCGGCTCGACGAGCTGCTCGCGCCGACCGGAGCGAAGTCGCTTAAGACGGCGGCGGAATCAGACAGCACACTCGGCAATCTCGTTGCCGATGTGAGCATCACTAATGCGACCGGCTACCGCGTCGCGCAAGGGGCAAACGGGCCGGTCATCGTCTGCGAGTGGATGGCGCAGGTCTACGCCCAAAACTAGAAGGAGGAAACATGACGCTACTCGCCACGCAGAACATCAGCCGCACCGGGGTCACCCCCGCCTACACGGCTGTCACCGCGTCCGACACGTTCGCGCCGGGCGCGCAAACGTTCATCCACGTCAAGAACGCGGGCGGCTCCCCCGACACATGCGCGATCCAGGTGCTCGCCGGCGACCCGCCGGGGCTCGTGATCTCCGACCTCTCCGTGTCGGTCACGAACGCGCAGGAGCGGATGATCGGCCCGTTCCCATCCCAGTTCTTCGCCGACCCCACCACCGGACTCGCGACCGTCACCCACGGGTTCACCACCTCCGTCACCTCCGGCGTGTTCAACCTCACCCAGCCATGAGTCGCCGGTACAAAGTCCTGCTGCCGCTGACCGTCCACACCGAAGACGGCGCGTACAAACAGGGCGACGAGTTCGAGAAGGACTTGTCCGCCGTGGACGAAGCGGAGAACCTCGCGTCTGGGCTGCTCGAGCTCCAGCCGATGACCTACCGGGTGGTCGGCGAGAGTCGCGTCCACGAGACCAACCCAGGCGACACGTTCGAGATGGCGCTTCCGCTCGGCCAAGAGGAGCTGCTGGTCGCGGGCGGCCACATCGAACGTGTCGAAGAGAAACCAAAACGGAAAGCGAAGGAGGCGAAGTAAATGCCGATTGTCGGCCCATTCACCAACGCACTCGTCCTTGTCAACGGAGTCGACCTCTCCGCCGACTGCCACGGCATCCACACCGTCGACACCCGTAACCCTGTCGATGTGACCGCGTTCGGATCGTCGTACACGCAGGAAACAAAAGGGCTCGGGGCGGCCTCGATCACGCTGGACTTCTTCACCGACTTCACCGCCGGGAAAGTCCACGCCACCCTGCAGCCGCTGATCGGGTCGACGACGCCGATCGCTGTCGAAGTCCGGGCGGTCAACGCGGCCCGGTCGGCCACGAACCCGGCGGTTCTGCTCGCCGCCGCGCTCCTGTTCAGCTACCCCGCCCTCGACGGGAACATCGGGGACGCCGCACAGGGCAGCTACGAGTTCCGTAACGCCCCCGGCGGCACCGGCATCACCTACCCAACCTCGTAAGGGTGGCCGCGAAGGTCAAGGTCAACGGCTACAGAGAAACCGTCCGGGCGCTCGACAAGGTCAACCGCGACGCCAAAAAGGTCGTCCTTGCCGAGCTCGCGCTAGCGGCCGAACCGATGGCCGCCGACGCACGGGCGCTCCTCAGCCGCTACCAGGGGGCGAGCCTGTCCACGATCCGGCCGCGGGCCAGCATCCGCGGCGTATTCATCACCCAGAACAAGCGCAAAGTCACCGGGAAGCGTCCCGACTTCGGCGCGCTCGAAATGACCCACGGGCTGATCCCCGCAGTTGAAGGCAAATCCGACGAGCTCGTACCCAGACTCGAGATAGCGCTCGACGCGCTCGGCGCAAGCCACGGGTTCTAGAGGGAGGACAAGCAATGGCAGAACCAGCCAAGCCGGCGTTCGTCGTCAACGGCAAAGAGTACGACGTGCCGGAAGACCTGACGCTCGGCGAGATGTGCGACGCGGAACGCTACTTCGGCGTCGAGTTCGGAACCACCACCGCCAACACCTCGACCGTACGGATGGCCGCCGCGCTGCTGTGGGTCGCTGTGAAACGACAGGACGACACCGTCACGATCGACGACATCCGGGCGTTGCCACCCGACGTGTTCAAGGTCGCGGAGGGTGATGCTGGCCCCCCGGCCCTGTCCGTCGTCGAGCCGAACGACTCGAACGCGACTTCTGGAAACGGTTCGAACGGCGGTGGGGGCGACCCGGCAAGGATCCCCGCTCCTACTGGACAGGCGAACTAGGGAACGCGGTGGGATTACGCCCCGCCGACATGCGCGACATCACCGCAGCCCAGCTCCATAACTGCGGGCCGGTCATCGACGCCCTCTGGAAGCAGCAGTAGCCGTGGCTCGCAAGATCGAAATCCAGATCGTCGGCGACACAAAAGACCTCGAGCGCGCCCTCGGGAAAGCGAGCAAGGAAACAGAGTCGTTCGGGACGAAGCTCGGCGGGATGGCAAAGACGGCCGGGATCGCCGCCGGCGCTGCCGCCCTCGGCGGGCTAGTCGTCGCCGGGGAGAAGTTCGCCGAAGCGGCGCTGAAAGCCCAGGAGGAGACCGGCAAGCTAGACCAGGCGTTCAAGAACGCCGGCATGAACGCCGAGAAGATGCGCGGGTTCGTCGACCGGACGGAGGCGTCGCAGCGGAAGCTCGGGTTCACGAACAGCGACACCCGCGACGCGCTCGCGAAGTTCGTCACCGCCGGCGACAACACCACCGCCGCCCTCAAGGATCTCGGCCTCGCGTCCGACTATGCCCGGTTCAAAGGGATCAGCCTCGCCGACGCCAGCCTCGTTCTTGTCCGGGCGCATGCCGGCAACATGCGCGCTCTCAAGTCGCTCGGCCTCACGATGCAGCCGGTGACGACCGCGATGGACGCGTTGAAGGAGGCGCACAAGAAGGCGAAGACGGAGATCGAGCCGTGGGAGAAGGCGGTCGCGAAAGCCACCGACGCATCCTCGACCTACGAAACAGTGACGGCGAAGCTTGGGAAGGTGATCGGCGGCCAGGCCGAAGAGTTCTCCAAGTCCGCGAAGGGCGGCATGGAAGCGTTCCACGCGCAACTCCACGCGCTCGAGGAGCAGGCCGGGAAACACCTCCTCCCCGCCATCGCCGACGTCACAAAGGTTCTCGCCGACCTGATGGCGATCTTCTCCGGCAGCGGCTCGGTGACTGACAAGTTCACGAAGGCGCTCGACCGGCTCGGCGTCAGCGCCAAGACGAGTAAAGAGATCGTGATGGGGTTCAAGGACGCGTTCGCGGTCATCATCCCGGTCGCGCAGCTCGTCATCCAACTGTTTAAGGACATGGTGATCGTGTTGACGACACCGCTCCGGGTGATCATCGACCTGATCCACGGCGACTGGTCGAAGGCGTGGGGCGACCTGATCAAACCCGTCAACATCGCCATCGGCCTCGTCGTTGATGCCGTGACGAAGATCGCGGGCGCGGCGTGGGAGGCGTTCAATAAGACGTTCCAGAAGGTGTTCATCGACCCGTTCAAGAAGGCGTGGACGACAGTGTCGGACTGGGTCGGCAGCGCGACCGGGTTCGTCGGGAACGTCGCCAGTTTCATTGGCGGGCTGCCGCAGAGGGCGTGGGACGCGTACACGAAACTGTTCGTCAAGGTTTACGTCGAGCCTTTCAAGAAGGCGTGGAACGTGGTCGCGGACTGGATCGGCGGCGCGGGCGGCTGGGTCGAACGTGTCGCAGGGTACGTCGGCGAGCTCCCGTCGAAGATCAAGGACTTCGGTGGTGACCTGCTCAAGACGATCACCGGCTACGTGACCAACTCCGGGATCGCCCGGTTCCTGACCGACAAGATCGGCGACTTCGCGAACTTCTTCGAGTCGCTCCCCGGCAAGATCGGCGACGCGCTCTCCCGCGGCGTCAAAGGCGCGGCCGGAGCGATCAAAAGCTGGTTCAGCGACCTGTTCAGTTGGCTTCCCGACTGGGCGAAAAGCATCCTCAAGATCAACTCGCCGTCGAAGGTGTTCGAGGAGATCGGCGAGCACATCATCAGCGGTCTGATGAAGGGGCTCAGCAACATGGCCGGCGCTCTCAAAGCCCA